AACTTCTCACGATCCGCTTGAAGCATTCCGTCAAACTCAGAACGACTCATTTCTCTAAAGCCCACATCAGCCCTGCCTTGTGAACGAGTGGCCCCGCCACCAGTTGCTTGGATTCCATCAACTAAAAACGGGAAATCCGTCTTCACTGACCCTACCAAGTCTTCAATGCTACTGACAGTCAGTTGACCTGAATCATCAGTAACACGAATCTCTCCTTCCATCAGCGTAAGTCTTTGACTTAGCTTCTCTTCCAACAATTTTGCCTTCGCCACATCTTTTGTCAACGAGTTGGCTAATTTAGTTGCCTCAGACTTTACTTGTTGCCTGAGAGCGTGTTGGTTCATTTCTTCGATTTTTTTCCGTAAGCCATCCGCTTCTTGCTTTTGACTTTCATAGAGTTCTTGATATTGCCCGTTTTCTTGAGCATACCTTTCTTTTTCAGCTCTTGCCTTGGCATCTAACTCTTCCTTCGCTCGTTGTGCGGCTTTTTTCTCAGCCAGCAGTTCATCGTTTTTTGCCTTGAGTCCTGCGACTTCTTCAGCAACCTTTTCTTCCAGCGTCTTGTCCAAAGTCTCTTTGAACTTTTCCGCTAACTGCTGTTTTACAGCATCATCTAACTCAGTTTCGTTTAGAAATTCCATGCGTCACCTCTAGCGTTGCACGATCAGCCTCTGGCTGTTGTTACAATTTTAACCTATTAAATACTTCAGGTTCGACTTTTCTTAACTCGTCGAGCGTCAATGTTTTGCCTTTCCGATCAACAAATTTAGAAATTGGTAGCTTGCCCCTGCGGAATAATGCTCCACGGGTCTTGCCTAATACTTCATCTTGAAACGATGCAGGTTGCCGCTTCAACCATGTCTGGTACGTCGTTGTCTGCCGCACCTTTGTTTTGCCTTTCGCGCCATCTGCGATTCGCTGAATCTTCTTTTCTCGTCTCTGCTCAAACTGCGCTTTGACTACTGGTGTAATGGTAGACCTGCAAGAGAAGTGAGCTGGCGGCTTCGGTGACCTTTCTGGATCATCAGAGAATGGATACACCGTCCCATCCCGACTCGCACAGATTATTGACGTTCTTGAATCCAGCACAGCTACCCATTCATATCCATCAAACAGCGATTCATTCTGCCGCATCATCAAATCTCTTGATTGCACTGACGTATGGTTTGTAATCGTGCGGATCAAGCTACCAACTTGTTTCTTCTGCAACCCAGAGACTCGCTGTACTCTTGTTGAAATTTGCTCATTTCTTTCTCTCAGGGTAACCCCATCTGTTACATTCTGAACGATCTGCGCCACCTTGGTCTGTCGAAATCGATCAATCAGGTTACGTATATTTCCCGAAAGCCCGCCAAACAAGCCTCCAGCAAAGATTGCAAGCTGTGCATCCAAAGCAGACGGGCTTATAACATTTTCTTCTATAAACCGTGCAAAGGCTGACCCGTTCCATTCTATCTCTTGATCTAAGAAACTAGACAAATCCTCGACAATTTTCTCCCCGAGATCGCCATAGGTATCGTTTGCGAACTCAGTGATTTCATCGTAGAACTTGCGGAGCCGCATCATATCCATTGTGGACAGCTCTTCTTTCTCCAGTTCCTTCTCGATCATCTCTTGGATGCGGGTGACATACTCGCTGGCTTCCTGTTCACGCCCAGCAGAGTACCGTAAGACGTAGATTTGATGCCTTGTTATAGCATCCTGTATCTCTTCAGAGAGTGCCATTGATTACCATTTGACTTTATCAGCCCAGTAAGCCGCAGACATTTTGCCCTTTGCGATGTTCTTTGCGTGACGAGCTTTGAATGAAGCGCGTTTCTTTTTCATGCGGTCTGACTCGCCAGCCTTGGGCTTCCCTGCCGTACTAGCTCCTTGCTCTCCAAATCGGATTGTTTTTATTTTATCCCCGACCTTGGCTACAACAACGTGAGATTTCTTAGGATGACTAGGGGTTCTCTTTGGCTTGTTGAATCCAGATACCCCTGCACGAGCAAGCCTTGGGTCTTTCTTAGCCACGAGTTGCTCTCCTTACTGCTTTTCTTTCTGCTGGGGTGTACTTGGCTGTTTGCTTTCCTGCTTTGGTGGCTTTGTTTTTGGCTCTGCTTCCTGCGGCTTTTTGACCGGACGATAATGATTTCCGTGCCGCCTTCGGTAGATAGCGAGACTTACCTTCCTTGCCAGCATATCCCCAATCTTCTTTAGTCCACTTAGACAGTTTATTTTTAGAGGATTTTGCTCCCACATACGTACCGCCCTTACCCTTGTAGATCTTGGTAGCCAGTTGCATGGCCCTTGCAGAATGCTTGCCGCCCATTTTAGCTTTGGCTTGCGCCTTTGCCTTTTCCCAGAGTTTCGGATTAGCCTTCTTTGCAGTCGCCATACTTGCCTCTATTCAACCGGATTTGTCATACCTGCTTCATCCCTGACATCATCTAATGATCTTTCAGGGTTCACGAGCCCACCTGATTTCAACCGATCAAAGATATCTTTTTCTGCGATGATATCTCGATCCAGTAACGTAACCATTGACATCAGCATCTGCGGATCAACGTCTCTATCGTAGAACTCACGATTCACAATGAATCTGGAGTCCCCTGCGTCAACGCCCATGAATTCACCAACCCATTCAACACACTTGGTTAAGGCATCTGACAGGTTTCCTACGACATCGCCTAGGACAGAGTTTTCACTTGCAAACCGAATACGTGCCGCTTCTGCTGTTTCACGATCAGCTCTATCGGTGATGATTCTGGCTCCAATGGCTACCATTTGTTGCTCTTTGGCTTCCATCGCTCTCATGACAAGCTGATTCTCATTAGCCTGAAGGAGCGTAGCTGAACCTGTTTCACCCAAAACATGACCTGCGCGAGAACCTAGCTTGATACCTTGCGGGTTAAACTGTTTGAACTGCTCAACGCTCAGTGAGTGTGTGATGAAGAGAGTTGGTTGTCCTACAAGGAAGCATGACTCTTCGTAGTCTGCCGAGTTTCTGAAATGAGCTAGATTGACCTCTGCGATATCTGACAAAGGAGCGTCATCAATCGTCGAGTCGTTATTTTTTGACCCGATAAACATCAAAGGGATCTCTTGCCAGTTCGATCCGTCTGCACGTTTCGGGTAGAACTCAGTCGTGAATGGCTCTTCCTCGCGATAGATCTGCTGAGTATATCCGTCTGGCCTGAGTCGTAGGACGCGATATTGTATTTTCTTAGTGTGGTCAAACTCGTCCAGAGGCTCTAAGTAATTCTCTGCAATCGTACAAGCAACCAGTTTCCTTTGGCCTTCAACGACATCTGACTTCCAGTTGATAACCTGTTCAGCGGTATACGGAATAATTGACGCACGGAGATTCATCCTGCGTACATCTTCAATCGTTACGTTTTCATCAGTCTGCGGATAATCGACTAACAGAATAGACCGTCCGGTTTCCAGAAGGTTTGATAGTTCATCTTTCGCCAGTTGTGTCAGACTCAACCCGTCTCCGGTTGCGTCCTCTACTAAATAATTAAGATCATCAGATAATTCGATGATGGGGTCTTTTCGGAATGCCGCCCCGACTAAAGCGTTTTTCGTCCGTCCAGTAAAATTAGTAAACAGGGCTCGTTTCATATACTGGCGATAACGAACCGTTTCTGTACCCTTTCGCTCGTCTCCAGAGTCATTATCTGGAACAGGGAGGTACTGGTGTTTCTTCTCTTTGATAGCGACTGAGCCGCGCACAGCGTCACGGGTCTGCGTCCAAATCGGTAAATACTTGGAATACTCTGGATGTTGGGTGCTTACTGGCATGGCTTAACCCTTTGAGACGTTTGGAATATTGTATCCCCAACCATAATCATACCGCAAAAGCAAAGTTTATATCAGAAATGCGCTTACGTATCGGGAACTCATACGCAATCGGATAAGTCGTCGCATCGTTTTGGTGATCGTGACCGCTGGATTTATCTGGCTCGCCATTCTTGTACGTCTGTTGCTCTAGGCAGTCAGCAGTATTCGGACAGGTTATCGGATTGATTTTCACATTCCCATGCTCTAGTGCGGCGTTCATAGCGGCGACTCGATCTCTGATTCTTGGGTTTGCTTTGTTTGCTCGTACAGTAAACCCAGCCTGTTCCAATAGAGCGAGGTCAGAAATACTGGCATTCACAGTCTTGGTTGCCGCACCACTGGCATCAGGGTAGATGTAAATCGCATGGCCTTTCGATTGCCATTTCTCCTGAATCTCTTCAATCATACGAGGAGTGTCCCGCATCTTGGATAACTCGGCTACACCATGCCAGATCCCTTGCCGCTGTACAAAAACTGTAGCGGCCTGATTCATCACGTTGAAGTCACATCCAATGTATAATGGTTCTCCAGCACGTATCGTTTCGTCGCTACGGCATACTTTCCGGTCATAGGACGAGTAGACCGAACCGGATTGCAGGTTGACGAATTGACCGTACAGGTAAGCATCTAACAGATTGGACGGGTACATCTGTCTTAAAGAGTCGATGTAGTCATCGGGTAGATAGGGGTTTGATTCTGTCGGGGCTTGGATAATTTCATATCCGGTTTTCGGGTTCTGCTTCCAAGTCTGGTACACAAACCTGAACCCTTCAGGAGTGGTAGTCGTCCCGATACTATTTTGCGAACCGTCTGGTTTGTATTGACGATTACGGGCTAGGATCATTCTCCATACGTCAGCGGCATCATCTGGTTTCAAAGTGTCTAATTCGTCCACATCCGCATCACAATGCTCATAACCAATGATACGAGACGGATTTTCCATACTACGGAACAGTATTTCGCCTATCCCTTCAATGATGATCCGATTTAACGGTGATTTCTGTAGCTTATAAGAAATACCCAGTTTTTCGAGTATCGTTTCAAACCTCGGCCAAGCAATGACACGTATCAAGTCAAAAGTCGGCGCATAGAACCCACGTACAGGCCAGAACTTTTCGCCGTTCTTTCCGGTATAACAAGAATTAGCCGTATTGATTAAGCCAAAAATCGATCTAAATACAGCCGCCTCAGTCTTGCCAGCACCAAAACCAGCAACCATCGCAGGATACTTGCAATCAGCCTCAATATACTCAATCTGCGGTTCAGTTAGCTCTATATGCACCAATCAATCCTATCGCGTTTATCGGCTCGGATGCAAAAGACTATTTATTAACATATTTGTTTACCCCTTTTAGGCTCCCAGATTTTGGGGACTGGGTTAAAGCCACTTGTCTGGGTGCTGTTATTGGTGGATGTCGGGTGCGTAAAAATTTTTTTTGGGGGGCTGTACCCCTTGTCAGTCGGCATCGGGGCTGTCCAGCCGCGAGGTTTGCGGCGTAATATCTCGCTCGCTTCTGCCCTGCGCGGGTGAGTATTGGATGTTTATCGTCTGGCGTTCTTGCTCCGGTTGGTTCTCGATCCACTGAGCCCCGCCCCTAGCTTTCAAGAAATAAATAGCCGCGATGACGTTCGGGTTTTTCTCAGCGGTAGCCATGCGGAACAGGCTCTCGCCCACCAGCGCAACCTTAGAAGCCCGTCCCTTTTTATATGCGGCATCAATAGCTTCGTTCTCCCTACAAAGTCGAGTAAACGTGTTTTCCGCTATCCCAAGACACGCCGCTATCTGAGCCTTATTGAGATATGCGGCCATTCTTTCGACTTGCTCTATTTGTTGAGGATTTAAGACCACGAACGGGCGGCCTCTTTTCTTTGGTGTGTTTGACATGAGTAAAAGCCCCTAGCTAGTACGTTATAGCGAGAGACTTTACCCAGTGCGCGTGAGATTAGCAATTACCTCAGGCCAGCTCTACGCTCGACTTCTGCCCTAGCTTGCCCCATACCTAAAGACCCTAGAACATCCGCGAGCAATACTACCCCGTTGTGCTTAGCGGCCCGCTTGAGGTTTCCGAACCATTTGGTCTTGAGTACCTCACAGTCGTCGCCCCTTATTTTCCCACCCGTTAAGGTTAGACCTTCAACCCAGACCGGCTCCGATACGTGCGTACCCAAGTGGACACCATCTACCCAAGCCTCCAGCGTGACGACAAATAAATTCAAATCGCCATCCTGATAGGCTTGCAATTCGGACGGCTTCAAACGCTGATATGCCGCGCTGTATTCGTCCTGCGTCGCTTGATCTACCTGAACTGAGAACGTCCAAGGCTCCAGCCCATCATGTTTAAACGACTCAACAGCTTCCCGTGTCTCACTAAAGCCCTTTAATTTTACCACGTTTTGCATCATAACCCCTTCATTTTGTTAGTATCTAGCGCGACTGAAACAGCCGCGCAGACGAACATAAAAACGGCCAGCGGCAATAGAAATTGCGTAGCCCCAAGAATGAGACAGGCGAACATAAAGCCAAGCCCCATAACGGATAAATAACCCGCGATTAATTGCCCCCAATACCTCACAGCGTCACCCATTCAGTGTCGTCAATTAAGCGATCATCGAATATCTGGCGGTGCTTACGTTGCCCAAACCGCGAAGCCATGCCAAGCCCCCGACAAATCGCGTTGAGCCGCGATCTGGTGGTGACGGTGGGCCAACCTGCCAACGTACACCGCACGGAGTCGAGCGAGTAGCTGGAACGGTCAAAAAGCCCTTTCTTATGATGCGTCCAGTTGAATACCGCGATCAAATTGCCGTGCAAATAGGCCGCTGATTGATGACTAACGGCCTCGCCGCCCAACAACGCACCGACTCTTTGAATAGCAGTAACTCGCGTATTCGCCAGACTGAAGGTTTTACCCTCTTTGATGGCCTCAACCATGCGTTCTTCAATTTTTCTCATATTCCCCCCACTTTTATAGACTCGATTGTGCGCGAATTTTTGCGCGGCCCTACGGTAACGAAAGCCGTTAAGCCTTCGTACCATTGCCAGCTTTTGCCATACACCCATCCCGCATCGATCGGAGTGACAAAGCGATGCAATGCACCGTCACCCAACAATAACGACAAAGACCAGCGAGGATTCCCGTTGACTGAATTTTGAAGCCGTGAAACACGGATAACCCGCCCGTGAAAATTTCTATAATTTAACATGGTTACTCCTTATGGGTGGCTCATTTCAGCCGCGCCCTGCGCCCAGCCTTCAAGCGTCTCGCGGTGGTAAGCTGGCGCGAAGTCCTTAATTGAATCTCGCGCCTCTTCAAGTTGCTTCTGGATCAAGTCAAGTAGTTCCTGCTCCGTATGCTCCGGTGCTTGTCTGTGTTTAATCTCACATTGGCGTTTAATAACCGTGTTTAACGCCGTCTCGAAACCTTCCCATGACGCATACAAAGCCATTTTTATATCATCAGGCTCACCAAAACAGTTAGGCACATAACGACGCTTTACAGTGTCGGGCCGTTTCCGGTTCTGGAACTGTTCAGCGTCCCCCTCGTTATCAAAAGCGGCTACCAACTGGCCCGCGCTATCAAATAGACCGAATTTCATTTTTACCCCTCCATGCCCAGCAATTCGCGGGCGATTGTGTTTGCCATTTGTTCGCCCGTGTATGGGCTAACTGATTCAAAGATAGCGTTCCATATTTGCAACCGTGGAACGTCCAGCTTGATTGCCGACTCAACATGAATCCGAAGGTTCGACTTGATCCGTTCGATATTCTCCAGCGTGTTTTCGACTGTCTCGCCGTTAGGACTGACCCAGCGGCTAGTGACTAGCTTTTCCATGTTTCTCCCTAGGGGCCGCACTAGCGGCCCGCCAGCTCTTTTATGCGTTCCATTGGAACCCCGATTAAGTCGTCGCGCTGACCCTCCCACCATGCGGCAGGGCGGAGCACTACGGCCCCATCCTTTTTGTAAATCCGATAGGTGCGAACATAGCAACGCTTACGCTTACCCTTTGTCAGGATGCACGGCTCGCTAAAATCAACCGTCTTGTCACGTTGATATTGACGGGTTAGCCGTTCTTCCATATCGGCGACGGCTTGCTTGATGGTCGGGGCTACGCGCCCCATACCGTGACGAAACAGAATATATCCCATGATTAAAACCCCCTTGAGTCGCAATATTGATTCACCTGATTAAAAGCCTTGTCTCGCTCGAAGTAGACAAGATTTGAAGCGGCGGGCAATTCGTCCACCTGTACGCAAACCGAAGGCCGGACAAATACGCCGGACTCAGGCGATACACCCGCCGGACTGACTAGCGAGTCAGTCGGACGGCATAGCATGTACTTGGCCTCGAAGTGGAACAGGTCGGCGCGAATGGTTGCGCGATAGCTGTCGATTGACTGATAAGCCTCATTTGCCGCCATTGCGTCCATCTCGAAAGCCGAAGCCGTGAAGCTGGCAAAGTCTTTGGTCATACGCTGAAACATAATGTCCATCTGTTCCCGTGCGTCCTCTTTGGTTAGCCCGTTGGCCTCCCATTCTTTAATGGTGCGCTCGTAACGGCTCACCTTAGTTTGTAGTTCTGATTTGATCTTCTGCACTTGATAACTCATTGATCGATTCCTCATTGTTTCGTGGTAACTCTTCACGGTTAACCGGACGGCTAACCTTGGCATGGGTACCAATCCCATACGACAATAAGGCAGGAAAACAACCGGACAGCGCACCGCATGAGGCGGGGCGGGTGTCCCTGTGTATCGCGTGACGGGCTGGGCCAAAAGGCCGTCGGAGCCGTGCGCCGGATTCGCACCGGAGGCGGTGACACTGAAGTCGGGGGTCGCATTTTAAGGCCAACCGGCCCCCCACACCTGATACCGACACTCTAAACGATGTCGGGCCCAGAATAAACACCGAAGAGATTAGACATTGGTCTAATGATAATTTATACAGTATTTAGGACTACCCCGTATAAAGGAACGGGCGCGGATGTGTGCGCGTAGCAATAAGCGTGCCAATAAGACTTTAGTCTAATACGTAAGTCATTGATTTATAAGAGATTTCTGCAGGTGCGATTTTCTCGATGTAACCTATACCACGGTATCACTTTTGGGGTAAGTGCCGACAGAGGGCTTTATATGAGCTGTCAGGGGCATACTGTAAACATTTACAGCAATTATTTGCCTTGGTTAGTTTGTGCAGTGCACCAAGAAATCGGAATTTAACATAATATAAATTATGCGACAGTCGACAATTTTTGTGCAGTGCGATAGATCGGGATTGTACAAATTTTGACCATTTAACATAATATAAATTACGCGCCATTTAACATAATATTGATTATGCGCTGTTGCACTGCACCATCGTGTTGCACTGCACAACTGTACAAAATCTAGTCAATATAGTTTCTGACGTACTGAATATAGTTTCTGACGTAGTCAATATAGTTTCAAAGATACTAAATATAGTTTCTGACGGGCTAGTGAATATAGTTTCAAAAGCTACATAATTTTGAGACTGACTCGATATTTTTCTGCGATGCCGTCCCAAAAATTGTTCACGATTTCATCTCTAAGAGCTGGTGATTCTTGTATCGCTGTACCGAATATAGTTTCAAAAGGCTTCAGCGCAGGATGATTAGGATAGATGAAGCTGACCAGCGCATTCTCTGCCTTAACTTTGAAGCCCTTGGCTCTCTCTCTGGATTTATTGACAGTCCTACGATCATCGAGGGTTTCGGCTTGCTCTGCCATCTGGAGCACAATCCCATCGAATATATTTTCCAAACGCATAGCCTTCGTGATTGTTGGAGGGATGTAGTTATCTTCAGGAAAAAGAATAGAAATAGGCAACCCTAAAGCATTAACCAGCTCCACCCCTCCTGCCCCGCATGAAAAGCAGTGAGCAACAATGTACCCTCCGTCCTTCTCAGTGACTGAAAGCGTCTGACCTTTTGATCCGTGAACAGGGCATCGAGAACGATAACCTTGTCCTGTTTTTTTTACCGAATCTAGTTTCTGAATGATCTGATCGACTTTCATTTTCTACTCAATATAGTTTCAAGAAGCCCGCCGCATACCAAAACCATGCATTCTTCTAATGTTGTTGTACTGAATATATTTTCTGACGGACTCGCTGATCTCTGTGGCTGGCTTTGCTTTGATACCGTCAGGCCATGCTCCAAACTTCTGTTTGTAAATGTGACCAGCCCAACCCTCTTTAAATCCTTTATTCCTAGCGTGTAGCTGTAATTCTCCTAAAAACTGAGCCTTTTCGTCTGCTGTATGCGTAGCGTTAGCTCTCTCTACAGCCGTCATGCGTTTAAGCATTTGCTGGTCATTCTTGAGCTGTTCCATTCTAGGAATCTCGTACCCGCATGGGCATTTCACGCCTGTACGCTGTTGATAACATTCGGGGCATTCCCAAACCTTTGATTCTTTCTTCTCCTTAACCTGTTTAGTTTCAGAGAATGCACGATCAGCCGTATCTAGTTCTAAAGGCACTACGTGCTCTGCAAATCCGTGACGGGACACGTTGCCCGAATGATCTAAATAAATCGCATACGGCTTGTTTGAGGCCGTTCTAGCGATACGTCCTGCCCGCTGTACGTAAGCGATCAACGAGGTAGTGGGGTAGCAATCAATCAAACACCGAACATTAGGTGCGTCATACCCTACGTTGAGTAGTTTCGAGCATGACAAAATCTTGAACTCACCTCGATCATGCGCTCTAAACATTACCTCCCGTAAGTCAGGATCTGTGTATCCATCAATATGCTCTGCGCTTATCCCATTCTGCTGAAATAGCTCTACCATGTACTTTGAATGCTTGATTGAAGGACTGAAGGCAATGGTCTGGCTATTCTCCCCGTGCTTCATCCAGTTTTTGACGATATCACCTGCAAGCAGAACATCTTTTTCGATCTTATGACTCAGCGACTTCGGATCATAATCTGTGCCGCCTGTTGTCAGCGGCTTGCGTCGAACGTCCTGTAAATTGACTTTAGTGCCGCCGTAATAGTGAATTGGGCATAAATAATTCTGCTCCAATAGCTCTACAGGCGTGATAGGTACGATCAAATCGTCATAGACGTTGCCTAAGCCTTTGCTGAATGGCGTGGCAGACAAGCCAATAAACGGAATGTTGTTGTAGGCTTCCATCATCTTTAACAGGTGTTTATGCACCGCATGACATTCATCAACTATCGCAAAGTCGAATACTGGCATCCGGTTTCTACGTGCAAGCGTTTGGATACTAGCGATCTGTACTGGCTGGAAATGATCTGATCTCCGGTGATTACCTTGCATCACTCCGGTTTCAATACCTTGTACATCGAAAGCGTCTAGGCTCTGTTCTACCAGCTTAATTCGATCACAGATGAAAATACCCCGTTTGCCCCGTTTCACAGCCTCTTCAAAGATGTACGCCGCTGTTATCGTCTTCCCGAATGAACATGGTGCGGCAAGGATTGGCCGTCTTTTACCCCGCGATAAGGAGTGTCTGAGCATTTGTACTGCTTTTTCTTGATGTGGTCTTAGCTCCATTTTTGAAGTCTTCCTGTTTTATAATGAAATACGATTTCTATATCCTGCCAATCTCTGACTTGGTTTCTTCCTCCGATGCTGGCGTAATCTGGTTGCTTGCTCAAATCAATAGAGTAAATTCCGTCATCATAATGAATCGCAAAAATGACCGGAACATCCAAAGATTGAGCTAGTGCTAAACAATCCATCCTTTTGTGTACGGAAAGCATGATCGTCTCATAATCACTAAATTTCACATTACGACATCGGACTTCGACAAGACCAACTACTTTGCCATCTCGCAAAAATGCATAGTCTGCTTTGTAAGCTATCGGTAACTTAAAATATTCGCAGTTGAATTTTTCCGCTAAAAACTTTGCTACTAGCTCTTCATTATCTCTATCTTTCTGAGTTTCGTATAACGGTCTTGCCATCACCTTCTTCCAGCCATAGTTGTCCTTTGGAGGGCTATTAGGCAACCCCCTGTAAGTTTTTAGCGTTAGTCCAGTAGCATCCGGTCATCAGCAACGATATTTGGCGGCATTAGCCAAGGCTCGTAACACCTCACCCACCCGTAGGTTGCCTATTACGCTGTTTGTCCCGCCCTCAAAGGTTGGACGCTACATCTGGCTTTTGCGTACTACTGCACCATGCGACAGTTTGAACGGACGGGGATGGACTAAAGAGGAGAATGTTTGATAAACTGAACCCGTGTTCCGGAGTGCGGCGCAGGGTATTCTCACTGTCTTCAATCCGGTCTGCTAGGGGTATTCCCACACCCCGTCCGGAACATCTTTTTCTTTTTACGTTGGAATTCCGTGCTTGTCAAATATCGCTGGAATCGGATCAGTCGGATCAGGGTCTTCCCAGAGATTCAAAATCAAAGACACCTTATAGCCATCACATACAGGGCAACGTAACCCGATATCATCGATGTCGTCAGACCCGAAAGTGCTGTCGCAGTGATTGCACATAAATTTGCCATCAATCTTCACGAGAAATCCCCTTCACAACATCGTATGTCTGTTTAAGACTTTCATGCCCCAGCGACATCTGAGCTTTATTTAACAGCCTTGCCAAACGAACCATTTCTGGCGTATGAGTGTGGCCCCGATCCATGTGGTAAATCAAGGTGTCAATTTCCTCTACTGTTAAATTGACCTGCACTTTCTCCATGCCGCCATCGAATTGATTCATATCCACAAAATCGCTTGCCCACTTCTCAAACACTTCAGCTAACTTTATTTCTGACATCTCTATTTTCCCTTTGTTTCAACAATCGCGTAAAAATACTTTTGATACGCTTGAGGTAGACAATATCGTGATGTGCGATATTTTGTAAACTTTCTAAGGCTAATACTTTAGTCGAACCTATTTTCTGAATCAGGGCGGTACGATATTCAGCAGTGTTGCCTGACATAAATCTGTTACATCTTGCGCACTGCTTATGACAGTTCCATAAATGGAATCGGAGATGCGGTGCTGATCCTCGTGAACGATAGTGACCAGCGTCCCAGTTACCGCCATATTTGTTCTGAACGTGCTTGCCACATGAAATGCACCCATCATCCCTATCGCGCCAGCGAACATATCTATTAAATGCACTCTGAGCCTCTGAGAGCCACTGTGAGCGAGTTTTCTGCTTTTCGCGTACCCTAGCCTTATCTTCACGATTATGTCGCGCTACGGTCTTCTGAACGGCTTTCCTGCCCTTTTCAGACTTTGCGAACGCCATCAGGCAGTCCATTGAGCAAAAAGCCCGCAAATTGCTAGTCAATATATTTTCTGACGGGCATTTCTTGCGGCAGTGTGAGCAACGGCGAGACTTCATTTTGACCTTACAACTTGACTTGAACGGCCTTGAAATCATGTCTGCCATTGCCAGTGTATCGACTCGCAGAGCCATGCTTCATGTATGCCTGTTGTTCAGCATCGCTTTCGCAAGTTGCTTTGACACAACATAAATATTGCCCACGACAATAAACCCAAAAATATTTGAACATCATTGATTTTCTTTTTGCTTCAGTTTGGTGTATTCGGAATCGTCTGGAATTGTCAGTTTAAATCCTTTTGAGTGAGCAAATGCGTCTACCTGTTGCATATAAAAATACATCTCACCCTTCAATAGTTTGGATGTGCCTTTCAGTACAGTGATCTCTTTTCTGCCCACAGTACGTGTTTCATACCCAAGAAATTCTTCACAAAGCCACTCATGCATTTCTTCTTTGATGAATGGATCTGTGCCTTCTGGTAAACGTGAATTGGTTTGATTGACTATCTCTCCAACCCACATCCAGTATAGATCGTTTTGATTGATGCTCCGGTTACTGCCAGCTTTCCATTCTAGTTTTATAAAGCCGTGATCCTCGATGCCCCGTAGGGCATCTTGGTAGACCTGATCTAACATCTGCTGGGATGTAACCGTGTACTTAGCCTTCTGCACCGCCAAGCCTCACGAATTCATCGACAGACATTTTAAAGAACGCACAGAAGTCCTGTACGCGATGAAAGCTATGATCTTTCATGCCCTTCCATCGAATGACCTGTTGAGGCAGGACGTTGAAGTGTTCTGCCAGCTCAATGTTTTTGATATCTCTCATTGCTAACGCAACTTTAATGCTCTTACCGATGTTGGCGTGGTAGTAACTCATGCTATCTCCTTAAAATGGAATTTGTTTATCAATGTCTTTCTCACCTTCACCTTCACCTTTGGATGGCGTAACAGGCTTTGGCTCTGGATTTTCTGGCTTAACAGGCTCTGGATTTATAGCCTCAAACGTAAATCCAAAATATTTTTGACCGTTTTTATCGGTATTGATCCACGCTCCAATATCGAATTCCTTGCCATCGATCTTTGCAGTTCCCTTATGGTCAGGCTGGTTGTCCTTAGTTTTATACTGATTCCTAAACAAACTTCCTGTGTTGTTTTTATGTTCAAATCTATCGCTCACAGATATTTCTCCAAATTCTTAGTTTCAACTTCTATTTCCTTGCACACATCGATCACGATGCGCTCAAGCTCTTTAATGAAATCCTCGTCACGCTCGACACGGATTAACATTGGTGGAAGGGATGGGTGATAGGACAGAAAGTCCCACCACTTACGTTTTGTGATCCACAAGCATCCCTGTACTTGTGCCTTGTACTCTGCTGGCAACTTGTTCGCACGAAAGTATTTAACGTGCGTTGCAGGAGCTGGGCATTTGATTTCCAAACCCCCTACAGCATCGATCAAGCCATCAGGGCTAATCCCGCACTCATATTCATCATGCTTGCAGAACCCCACCTCTTGTACGGTGCAACGACGCTCAAACTCAAAGAATGCTCTCGCATCCGGTTCTAACTCCCGCCCACGGATCATCCATTCGTTTTCCCATACAGGTGGCGGCTCACCTATGACCTTCTCAGCAATTAAGCCGTTTACATAAGTTGCACGGCTAGTAGACTCTTTGCCTTGTGCGGTAATTAGTTTCGAGAAGCCTGATCCTGACGGACAGCCCAGACGGGCCATCAACCATTCATCAGTTCCTTGCTCTGCTTCGACGATTCTCATTTGGACTTCCTCTTCAAAGCCCCAATGAGGTTCTCAAACTGATCTGAATCAATTTCATGCAGGTCTTCGACTTTCTGCCATTTATAAAGAGCATTCATGTCTTCATCAGATAGTTTTGCTTTCTCAACTAGCTCATCGATCTTGTCTTTTTGCTCTTGAGTCAGAGTCGAGAAGTCTTCTTGCTTCAGCATATCGGCATCGTCTTTCTCGCCTGAATCAATCTTGAAGATCGTTCGCATGGCAATCTTCTCGACATACGACAGAGCCGAACCAGCGGATTGCGCTCCAGTAAACGGAAGTGTGATTGATCTGCGGATAGGAAAGTTCCATACAGCCCCATCTTTGTGAATGATGGTGAACTGATAGACCGCACGATATAGTTTTCTATCATCGGTGATACTACTTTCCAGTTCATCAGGAATAATCATAATCCCTGCTTCATTCATAAGTGGACGCATCTTCTCGTAGTATTTGTCGATAGACACATACTTATAATTTGCGTACCCGTTATCAGAGTCATAGCCCAATGTGCCGATCTGCGACTGTATTTCAAACAGCGCATTGGCAATTATCTTTGGGCAGTCGGATGTTTGATGATTCATAGTTTGTCCCCCTTTATTAACCATCGAGGACAAATATAAATCTGATTGCGAAATGTAGTCAACCTATTATGATAGTTTTTTATCGAATTGACTTTTACTGTGGATACAGTAGCTTATGAATTTAGTTTCATCGAGATTCCCTCATCAGATGCGACTATTGGCCCGTGACCTCCCCCCTATCGGGCCTTTTTTATGCGACGTTCCGCATCCTCTGCACCAGACGATCCGCACGATTGGTGACCTGCTGATACCATTTTGAGTCAATCATTTCGTCTGCGGCTCTGTCCCAATCCCTTTCGTCTACAGCGGCTTTCATATTCTTGAACTGACTGAGCCTAGGACGGCCCATGTTGAACATCATATTTGCGAGGATCAGTTGCACTTCGTCTGGGAAGTCGATCCAGTCTTCATAAAGTCGCTGGCATTCGTCTACTGTGATCTCAATATCGCTTTCAAACGCTTGTCTGACTCTATCTTCCGGTACAGCCGTGCCAACCTCAAGGCCATGTTCTTCATCGTCTTCGGTCACAAGATGCCCAATACCGAATGTAGGGAGCCCTAAGTGATCTAAGTAAATCTCATACTCACAGCCTTCGTCGTACTCCAGCTCCATGCGTAATTGTTCCAGATTCATCATTTCGTCAGTCCTTTCTGCTTTTCATAAGTACGGAGGCCACCCAACCCGAGCATCCCCAGTAGTACCGTCATTAACGAGTCCATATCGAACGCAGGGAGTTCAGGTATCGCCGCGCCAGCCCAAGTAGCTCCAAACGTAATGCATGGAGCAAGCACAAAGTGATATGCAAGCGCGACCGCACAGACCCATCCGACGCATGGCCTCCATCCGCTGACCCAGATTGATTTGTGTTTTGCTTCTTCACGGTTAGTAAGAATCTGCGCCATCGACGCTTCATGCGCTTGCCGTTCAGCAAGAGTTGCAATTTCGTGGGCAAGTTTCGCTTTTTGGTCTTTGTCTTCAATTACTTTGTCCAATAGTCCTGTAACGGGGCCAATCAATGCTTGTATCATAAGCTACTCCTTGGATTTTGCTTGATAAGCTGAAGCACCAAAAAAACTGGCGACAAGGGCAGACACCGCTATGAAATACGTTCCCGCGATGTCAGTAATGAGACTAGCCGCTTTGTCGAGTCCAACAAGGCTACATATAAAAATACCACTGGGATAAAGAAGTAAGCCAAATAACGCAAACCATGCCATCTTCCTGATCGAATCGCGCTGTGCGTCTTCATCCTCCATCTTGCGACGACGATCCTCAAGTTCAATAAGAGTAAGCTCATTCGGATCGATAATGCCGTTGCCATTCGTGTCATATTTTTCTAACTCCGTCATAGGATATCTCCCTGTATCTGATCCGTTGGGACGCACACTACATTATAGTTTCTGAGGGGCTTTCCGATCTTCTGCACCATCGCTTCTCCTGCGTACAGGCATTCCATGTGCGTAGGGTGTATTTCAAGAATCCTAAAGTAAAACGTCATATCTGCGACAAAGATTCCCAGAAGCACCCAAGCCATTACCGTCCTTTCATAGCAATGATAGCAAGTAGGAGCCAAATGCCACCAGCGACGACCAAGCAACCAGCAAATATAACAGCAGTATAGATAAGTCCGTCCTTAATCGCTTTCTTCCTACGTTTTCGAGCTTTTTCTTCACGCTCTTTCTGCTTCTTTCTCAGTTCTTTGCGATTTCTGATAAAGGTCTGATAATCATCCCATAGGCGCGGGCGACCAGCGTAGATGAATAACTGCTTGATTTCATACTCTTTTTTTCTAATATCTTCAAGAGCCCAGAACGCTTCCATGTCTCCATCAGCGGCATCTTTTTCTAGTTCTTCGTGTGCATCGGCAAGGTTGGTCAGATGCTTCCCCATTTGGCCCACGGATGTCACATGCCCCGCCAGCTCTTTTATGCCATTGATTGCAGAATTGGCTAATTCAATGGCGGCTATGGCCTCGAAAATCATGACTAGGGCATCTTGGCGAGCACCGTCAGAGTGACAATGAGGATGGCACCCGTGGCGGCTATCAGGATTGCTTCCAAACGCTTCACACGCCCAAACAGATCCTTGAACTGGATTTTCACCTCAGTCTTAATCATCACAACCTCTTTTTCTAGGTTGTCTATACGACTGTGTGCTGACTCAACTGTACGGCTACCCATTTCTTTTCCCTTACGTAATGTAAATTGCAGATACTTGCTGAAACGCTGACGCATCTGTGGTGTATTGACTCGTAGTGTTTAAGTAATGAGCTACTTTGATAGTATATGTGTTCGATGTAGAGAATGTCGTGGAAAATGTTTTTCTAGCCCAAACTCTCATGCCGCCTGTTGCTCCAGATGTTTCAACATACAAATAAGCCGCGCCACTTGTTTGACCCATCGAGCCACCTCCCGCTGGGAAAGTGTTTGTGCTGATCCCATTTCTCATGCCCGTTCTTGAAGATCCCGTGCCGTTTGTATCAATATTAAATCTAGCGGCGGTAGTTCCAGTGGCTATATTGATAAATGAATTAGTAGTTGGAAGTGTTGTTAGAGAAATAGAGCTATTGGTGCTGGTAGTTTGAAAGCCCGTCCAAGTAGTGTTGCGATAGGTTTCTAAAACGCTTCCACCTTGCGCCAGTTGTACTCCTGCGATTGTGTAATCATGATAAAAAGTGCTGATCCCAGTTCCTAAAGGAATTCTATAGCCAATGTAAAAGGTTTTAGACCCGTTTGAAGAAGGAGTGAAACTTATTTCTAAAACTCGGTAATTAGAAAGCACGTTGCTAGAGGTATTTCTTTCTCCATAAATATTTATTAATTGTGGGGTTGCATCTTCTACGAGAGTTGTTGTCGCAGTAGGTTCAAATGGCTCCAAAGGCCACAAATTTTTTTCTTGATAATATGTTTGCGATGCGAGATCGAACATCCCACTCGCGGCATTCTGTGATATAGCGACATCTTGACCTATAACCCCACCATTGAACCTGACTCGACTCATCAGCTAATATCCTCATAGGAACAGAGAGCCTGTAAGTCCCCGTTCACACTGGCTTGTAGCTGTATGGAGCTGTTTTCTTCAAGGTAGATAGGGTTATCCTTGCCAATCAGTATTAAACTGCCGTCTGCTGGCACAGTGATTGTATGCGCTAATTTAAAAGACGAACCCGCTAAGTTAACTGTGCAAGTAATCAATGCGGTGTTGGCACCATCGACGTTTGCGATTACCAGACTGTTGATTTTATAAACTTTACCTGACGATGCAGAGTTTGTAACGATAGCCGTATTGACGGTTGTGACGACAAGCCCCTCTGTCTTGCCAAAAATATTCGATACGTTGACGATATTAGGGTTTGCCATGATGAATCCTTATCCAAACACAATCGCCATAGCAATCGCTTTGCCTGTTGTAATGCCACCGCCACCACCACCTGACACAGTAGCAAATGAAAGCGTCCCACTGCCATCTGTTTGCAAGACTTGATTAGCACTACCGTCTGCCGTAGGGAATGTATACGCACCGTTAATATCTAAGTTTGCAAGTCTGACCTCGCCTGTCCCAAGCAGACTTATTTTGGTAGTGCCGTTTTTCTGGAAATATGCGTGATTTGATGAATTACTATAATTGGTAGTAATTGTACCGCCTGTGCTATTTCCTTCGATATCAATGTTCCACCCACCTGCGCCAGTAGGTGCTTTAAGTTTGAACCCGTGACCACCACTCTGTGGATCGAACTCCCATCCGCTATTGGAGTTTGCTTGAAATCTCAAGACATCATCTGCGGTAACATAACTAATGTTGTGTACATCTGGATCAGTTGAGTCACCGAAATATATTTTTTCATTAGCATCTAGTTTTATATCATTGCCGTTGGCATCAAGATCACCGCCTAGTTGTGGAGATGTGTCATCTACGACGGCATCTATAGCGTTGGGATTGGCTGTAGCAGACGTAGCGATACCGTCCAATTTGGTTTTATCGCCATTAGCAAACGACCCTTCTGAAAGGACTTCCTGCTTATCGGTATTCAGAGAGGTGAAGTTTGAGTCCACCTCCGTTGAGGTCAACGGACTCCCTTTACCTGCCCTAGTAGTGATCGTGGTCATAAATCACCTTATGAAGCCGAGATCGTCACCGTCCATGTTACGGTCATACTATCGTCAGCCAATTTATTGACTACGGAAAAAACCGTCCTACATAGCATCGTACCGCCAGATGCGGCGTTGAAAAGTCCTGCCTCAGTGACCGCACCCGTAGCATCACCTGCCTCAAATGACGCGACATAAGCAACAGCATTGCTAGTAACAGTCGTTGAGTCTAAGGCTTCTCTCGATCCTAGCTGAGAGCCTAGCGCAGTATCATTGTGTGCCGCCGCCTGAGAATTAGAACCTAATGCCATGTGAGTCATCGCAGTAGCTGTCGCGTCTTTCATACGAGAAGCGATAAAGTCTAGCCCTGCATCGACAACCAAGTTATCGATTTCGCGTGTCTCTTTGACTTTACCGTCTTTGTCTTTCAGGACAATTCCTACACGCCCTTTGAGTTTGAGTGAGTCTTTCAACATGGGTATCTCCTAGAATGTCCCCGAAAAGCCAACATAGTCGTCAGCAAAATAATCAAAGTCACAATAACCCTGACCTCTGAATGATCCAGCGTCACTTACGAGCCCGCTATCACTGACTGCTTTACCTGATGATTTTACAGCGGTTTCAGCAACCAACGCAATTTCAGACCTAACCTTCGTGAACTGCATCTCTTGATCGTCTTGTATCGACGCTTCTCCATCAACGTCATCTGTGGCGAATGCAGAATCACTGAAAGACCGAATAAACGTAGTTTCTAAAGATATGGATTCGCTTGCTGACGGATCATCACTCAGCGGCTTGCCGATTGCTAATGATTGGCTCTCTGCCGCAAAAGATCGATTCAGCAGTATTTTTGAAACATCAGCGACATAGTTTTCAGCGATAAGAGATGTATCTGTATTGGCTTTGCCTACTGCGAGTTGATTATCTTCCGATATGAATGCTCGATCACCTTCTATCTTACCGACTCCCAAGGACGGACTATCTGCCGCAGAAGATTGATTGACGATTGATCTTGCCAGCTCATAGGCTTTTAGCTCAGAAATGCTTGGTGTGTCTGTCACTCCTTTGCCAACAGATTTTGTATCTTCTTCAGCTACTGTCGGCTTATCTGACGCTCCCTTAAAGAATGACAACACATCTGTGTCCGATACCGCTGTTGCATCAGATTGTGCCTTCCCTACGTTTTTAACTTCTGCATCACCTGCGTCCGATGAATCTGTCAGTGACCGCACAAAGCTCATAGCCCGTGCAAATACCTCAGAGATTCGCGGTACTTCTTGCAGTGATTTGAAGAACTGCATTTCCTGATCGTCTAAAACAGATGCTTCGCCATCTACATCATCTGTGACGGATACTACGTCAGATATATTTTTCCCTACGGATAGAACTTCATCGTCAGATAGCAGTGACGTATCTGATGCCACTTTACCCACTTGCAGTGATTCGCTATCAGATGCAGACGCAGAATCTTGTCTGATTTTCGATATAGTTTTTGCTAGAAGCTCAGTAATCTGAGAGCTATCGCCAAGACTCTTGCCGTAATCGAATGCAGGGCTGTCAGTCGCCAAATAGCTGTCGCTGATCGTCTTACCGATATCAAACGTATGAGCCTCATTAACCGCAGATGAATCGGTGGGCTGTAAGAAAACGATAAACTCTCCGAGCACCAGCTCTGCTTTGAGCCGTGCAAACGCAATAGTAGTTTTGATCCTTGGCAGGACTGTCGATTGCTTTATGCGCGAAAAATCAACAGAGGATTTTAAGGTAGAAAACGCGATTGCAGATTTGATTCGTGCAAAATTGACGGAGGACTTGATACGAGGAAAGGAAACGGATGATTTGATCCGTGCGAATGTAATTGCTGATTTAAGCCTTTTGACCGTCGTATTTGATAGTAACCTGCCAAATACGAACGATCTTTTTATGGTCACGAGAAGTCTTCTCTGAGCGTGAAGTCTATAGTTTCAAATACAGTTTCGCGTGTGCCGTCATTGAAAACGATTTCAATTTCAGCCTCGTACTCGCCTGATCCGATATTAAGCTGACCAGATGTAAATACGAATATAGCGATACCATTACCTTGATCGTCAGCGTTGCTAGAATTCGTATTACTGAATAACACGGTAGAGGTAAATTTTTCTCTGAAATGCATGGTGACAGAGCTGGCCGTAGTCAGATCGACAGCATTGCCAGTATCTGATCGTGTCAGAGTGGCTTTTACTTGCGGGCCAGTGTCGCCCTGAACTAATTGCAATGCCGACATAATTAAATCTCTTCAGGCCAATCGTCTATCGGAGCGTTCCCGTTGGGACTGCCATTATCATCGACAGGTGCTACGCCTAAAGCATCGAAAGCCTCTTGATCCGACGCACCTGTTATTGCCGCCTCTATCGTATTAGACGCAGTACGTACTGCCGCACGATAAGTTGAAACCTCAGAAGGCACAGAGTAGTCAGACACTTCAGTTGCTTTGATTACCTGCCAGTCTGTTTCTTTCAGAAGCTCTCTGGCCGTCTTTTTCGTAAATGCTATAGCATTTGCTTTTTGAGTGTCGAGATCGATGACCGGAGCTGATACTACTGGATCATCTACCCACACCAATCCTGCTTCTACTTTCTGCTCGTCCGTCCATATATTCCAGTTTGTAGGGTGTTGAATGCCATCGCTTGAAGTCCAAGATTTTCCTTCTCGTACATTAATATCCTGATAAGTCCACATTATAAATTACCTCGCTGTTGCATATTTGAATGGAGTTTCAGCAAACGCCAAGTAGAAGTAGTCATTGTTATTGTTGTTGAAACTGTTCGATCCAGATGCCACTGTAAAACCGTTTGAGTAAAAATTACCCCTGAAAGTTGTATCAGTCTGCTCGGCAATGTCTAAATCCGCAAATAGACCAGATGCTGTCGTGAAATAATTTGTAGGCGTTCGACTGATATCGTGAATGACCCAGTTACCCGCAACATCGATGTTTTTAAACATCACGAAAGAAGGTTTGAATCCGGTATGTATAAACGGCCCCGCCGTGGCAGATTCATTACCTATATATGAGCCAATTTTGCAGTAGCCTTCTACGCTATGAAAACAATACGCGATATAGTCTTTCAGGTTTTCATTAGAACCAGAACTGACTCCGATAGAAAACACTCCTGTCCCATTTGATCCACCTGTTGGCACAGTGTTATTCCATAAGTTCGTGCTCGCTGTTTCCGTATCGGTTGAATGCAATCGCAAGTATTGTCCTGCACCCGTAATGCTAGTGTAAACAAACCACCCTGAAGTACCGTTTAATTCTTTGACTATTATAAGTTCTGGCGCGGTACTCAAGCCATGTCCTATTGTCGTGGCACTGCCAGTACCCGTATACTTTACAATACTAAATCCACTTTCTGTGTTCGCGGAAACTGTTGACGCTGTCGATCCATTTGTATTGGATACAGCAGTTCCACCTGCCTTCCAGCACCATGCAACATAATCTTCGCCATCAGTGTTTACTTCATTTTGAGAGCCGATTGTGAACCCGTTTTTGTTAAAATCAATGAGCCCGTTTACCTCTGTTATTTCTTGACCAACAGAGTCGGGATCAGTTTCTAATACCTTCTGTATACCACGTACAGTGTCGTATAACTGATGACTATCTGCCGCACTGCGATTCTTGATCCATACAAAGTTAGGTGACTCAAGGTTTTCTTCATCAACTGTGACATTGTTCTCAAACAGTCCTACAAAGCCTGTTGGAGGGGTGTGGGCGAAACTACGTTGACCCAAATTAATTTCAGCAACACCGCTAGTAGTAGTAGCACTGACCCCAATAGCCCAAGTAGCCGCATCTGATATATTTTCTTGTATGACCAGTGTGCCATTTTTATACCAAGCGACGGTATGATTATCTAAATCAAGGGCCATGCCAATTAAATCAGCGGCAGATGATTCGTATATGCTCTGCGTGGACGTTTTAACATTGTCATAATACACAGCACCATTATTAAAGTAGCCGTGACTATCGAGGTTGCCAACGTAAGTGTTGTAGTTGAAGTCTGTTGATACGTCTGCTATCCCAAGCGCAAGTTGTGCGGAATTGCTGGTAGAAGTTGCTGTAGAAGTGATGACATTCATTTCGCAGTACCATTTCCCAGACTTTGGTACAATCGTAGAAGTCGCCGTATCCCAGTTGCTGGATCGCCCAGTAATTCTCAAGTTGCCTTCACTTAAAGGCGCAAGTTTTGAATATAACGTCGGGTGATTATTCGTAGGACTATCTACAGTCTGCGAATCCGCAAAACTCATACTGTTCAAAGTCCAATCATTAGACCCCGCTTGATCTTCTATCGTAGTAATTACAGGAGAGCCAGTAGCAGTGATTGATCCGAGGCTATTTGGAGAGTAAGTGTAGCCAGACAGCCTCTCTACTGTTAAAACAATTCTATCTACTGGATTCATGTTCGCAGACAAGACAATTCGGTTCGTAAAGCCCTGCATATCGAACGTAATTACTCTGCCCGTTCTTGCAATTCTGAAGTCTGCTGACTGTAGCGTGTACGTTCTAGCCGCTGTGCCTAGTGGTGCTAATAGGTTTTCAATAATATTACTGCCGTTGTAAACATATAACACGCTTTCAGTACCAGTGTTTGTGTTTACGTAAGCATCATTAAAATAGAATCCCGCAACAAGGCTGTTGTTTGAATCTCTTAGCCATATTTGATACTTAATTAAATCACTACTGACATTTGTTATTGTCCAGTCGTTAAAGGTGATATCGAAATCCTGATAATCAGCGGATAAGGTATGCGTCAAAGTACGCCCACCCCAACTACTGCTACTTGTGGGGGCAAAAGAAACCGTTCCATTAGAAACGGCAGTGCTACCACTGCCACTTTCTACCCAGCTATTCTTGTCTGACCAATTTTCTGTAAAGGACAGGCTTTGAGTGGCGGGGGTTGCACTAGAAAAATCCAGATGAAATCCGTTAGTGCCGTAGTTACTGACTGCCGTGACCGCTTTAGGAATCCAAATTCCGTTCGCGTCAAAGTTGCCAAAGTCTGTTGGCTCATGTGCAGTTCCATCTACAAAATGAATTTCTGCTAGGTATCCGTCAAAATAGTTAGCCGCATTGTAAGATCCAATTATCGCGTCTGTAGTTACCGTCCCTGCGGTTGCAGTGCCTAATTGAAGACCGTCCAAATAAACAGTTGCAGAATTAGAAGATACTTTCATAACAACGTGATACCACCGACTGGTATCTTTAATTTTTCTTCCAGACCCTAAATATTGAACATCCCCATTACCTTGATTATAGACATACAACTCATCTACTTGGCCCAAAGTTGAGCCTATGGCAAGCCCGCCATTTGAGTGTGTATAAAACAGATATTGATAGGCACTAGATGTTATCGTTGCTCTCTTAAACCACATAGATAACGTATATGTAGAAGAAGAAGTTTGTGAAACTCCACCGCTTAGGTAGGAGCTATTATCATCAAGAAATAGCAACGAGTTACTGATTGTCGTCGTATCAGCAGGTTTCTTGATAACGTCACCAACCTGTAGCCCTGTGCCGTTACCTTTATATAAAAACGTCTCAAAATAGTCTCTTGGCTCTTCTTCTTGTGCAGGATCAATGTCAGGATTCGGCAGATTCGATGCCTTGAGAGGCAAAAATCCTGATGGTGGGCTGTACTCAAAATCGAGTTGACCAAAGTTGACAGTTAAAAATGAAAGATTAGTTGTATTGCCTGACCCGACTTGCGGTTGCCACCTTGTCACTCCTGAAATGCTGTTGAGCAGAATGGTTCCCTGACCTGTATTATCTACGAAAAACTCTACTGTCCCATTGTCCACATCCAAAGCGACACCGACTGTGTTGCTATTAGAAAAAGGATCTCCGTAAGAACTGACGACTGTATCTATAATTTTGTTGCCATCATTCCCTCGATAAACAATCGACTTATCATTGAAAGCTGTGTCCATAGAAAAATCTGCGTCTGCTACAGAAACACTAATATGAGCGTTAGTACCAGTGGCAATATCTTTTACTTCCCAATACCACTTACCGCTACTTACAGCGAACGAACCCCTAATCCCCGATCTATGTCCAGAATACCGCATATTGCCGTCGGACATTGTTATGGCTCCGGTGATTCCCACAGCATTTGGATTCAAGATACAGTGATTGTCAGTTGGACTGTCTGCTCTAAAATCATCGGCATCAATTAAGTTAGCCGTAAAGTTGTTACCGTTGCCACTAGCATCATTTGTGTTACTGGTAAATGGCATATAAAACCCGCCTGTACCATAATTAACACCAGTAACTTCTTTCGGTATCCAGATGCCGTTTTTGAACTCTCCGAAATACTCTGGCCCATATGCTTGTCCATCCATGAAGTGGAACTCAGTCATATAGCCACGGAATCTTCTACGGCTACCGCCACCCGTGTAGCCCAAGTCTCCAAATTCCCATTGTCCATAACCAGTTGTGAATCTATGAGATGCGCCTTGTGCTGGATAAGTAGTCTCTCGAAAATCAGTAACTCTTTCGCCGTTCAGATACAATTTGACTCTATCGTCTTCTTGCAAATCGGAAGTCGCAGATGTATCCCAGACCCATAAAATATGAATCCATGCAGATTGATCTTTAAACACCGCCTGAGTCGTTAAGGTGCATCCGGTATTAACGACAAGATAGATAGTCCCATCTGTACTAACTCTTCCTACGCCGAATCTAGTTCCTAAGTTGGTGGAATTATTAATGTTGTGGAGGAAGTAATGCCCTTCAGTTCCTGTATAGCTAGTGTCTGCTCTTTTCCACCACCAAGACCAAGTGCCTTTTTCATCATTGTCAACTTCTATTGCACTGCGATATGCGTAAGCGTTGTTTTCTCCATCAAGAAACAACGAGCCGTCGATTTGGTGATCGTAGAAAACGCCAGAACCACCACTGCCAAACAGTTGAGAACTACCAAACATTATGCAAACGCCAGTTGAGGTGTGCCAAGAAGAATGCGTCCTGATGCGGCAACAATATATGGAACAATATCAGTTGCGCTTGCGGCAGTAGACAATGTTATTCCAGCTCCACCTGCCGTTTCATAATCTGTTCCACTCGGTGACACTGTTCTGCTCCCTGTAGAATCCTGAATGAATACAATAAAACCAGATTGACCAACAGCTTCTGTTGTCGGGTTGGAAAGCACTACTGGTGAATGTGCCAGTGTGATGACAAAGTTTTGATACGTAGCAAAATCCAGTTGCAGTGTCGTCCCCGTAGTTGTGAATGTATTTGTGTCACCAATACCTCTGGCGGCTGTGATCGTACCTACAACATCCACGGCACCAGCATCTGATATTGTGAGCCTCGATGTACCTTCATCTGTTTTAAGGGCTATACCTGCGCTATCGATGGCCTGTATACACGCTGTCCTAAACTCTACCTCGTCTGCTGACTGATCTAGATAAGCGATTGTTATCCATGCGTCATCAGCCTCATTTCTCATTTTCAGGAAGTTGTTGGCCGTGTCGTACCACATTTGGTTTGCAAAAGTAGTTGACGGTGCTGTCGCGCCCGAACTCATTGTGACCAATGCACCCAATGCATTATTCAGATCAGCTCTGAATGCTGGGAAGCCTTGGTTGGCGATGTTCATATCATGTTGGCTCATGCCGCTACTTCTCCATATCCTTTCGCAACGTAATCGAATGTACGATCTATTGCTACGTCACTACTATTATAAAACGTAATTGTAAAGCCTGTCTCTGATTTGCTTGTGATCTGATAATAATCCCCTGACTGTAAATTTTGTGCCGCGATACCAACACCCTGCAAACCTCTGAACGCAGGACTGAACGTAATCACTTTAGCACCAGCTCCTGATTGTACGTCTGATTCAGCCACAGACCTATCGGGCATATCAACCGTCACTTTCAGCGCAGTAATGATTGGGCTGGCTTCTGCGTCACTTGATGTCAGGATAGCCCTGAACCGCAAAGCCCTCGCTTTGTAATCTCCAGCAATGAATCTCCTGTAATCAGTGAACGTCGGTGATCCAGAGGGATCACCCTCTGTCGTACTGATTTGCAACTCGACATCTGTGTTGTCAAACGACTGTACATCGCCGTCAAAATTACCCTCTCGGTCATCAAACAATCCTGTTGTTTCATCGAATGTGTTTGCATATTGACGACGACTTATCGTCACTTCTGCGATGACATGGGATGTAAACACTTGCCCTAGATCAATCACATTATCGAAATCATACGTTCCAGATGTTGCTACGGTTCCAAATCCACCATCAAAATCACCAGATGCGTCATCGAAATCACCAGATACATCATCAAAATTGACTGTGGTATCAAGGAATAACTCTCCACCTGTAGCCGCTAAATTAGTTTTTGTGCCGTTGAAATCTGGATGCTGTATCGATGTCTGTACAAAGTTGTAACCTTTCAACTCTTCGATGATTGCAACAGACGTTGCTGGAGTAAGAGATGATAGTCCTAGTTTATCGACAGCCTTAATAAAGTAAGTTCCTGTCAATGCAGGGACGACAATATTATTTGCTGGGCGTGATAGTTTGTCATATATCGTCCGTGAGTCGGAATATATAGCTCCCGTTGTCGCAGAGGAGTGTCGGATCACGTAGTGCGATAGATCTGCATCTGCAACAGGAGTCCAAGATAGATGCGCTTCGTCGCGGATTATGTTTACTGAGAAATTTGTTACATCTGATGGTGGGGCCGTCTTACCAATGACCTCATGCTCGACTGTTGTAAAATCAGATCGCACACCTAGTGAATTGAACGCCCTTGCCCTAACACTGTATGTTTCGCCATCCTCTACGTTATGTAACTCAAACTGGCCACTGGAAGCCTGACCCATATTAATAAAAACTGTTTCACCGCTTTTCTGCGCTTGTACCTCGATACGTTCCACAAACTGATCTGCGGAAGTCACTTCTGCCACCAGAACAGAAATCGCTTCCTGATTGAACGATCTCAGCTCGTCCGTCACCGTCAGATCTACAGGCTCGATGTTGAGAGGATCTGGCAAACTTGTCTGAACTGCCGCTGGCTGTTCTTTATCGTCTACCCAAGGATAGATAGTTGCATCATGCTCTGCGGCTACGATTTCTACTGTGGCATCAAACCCAATACTCATTCGCATGATTCTGTATTTTTTATCAGTCCATGCTGGCGTAGGATGCGTCACTGTAACGATATCCCCTACAGCGCACTTGATTGCACTTGAGTCGGCAGTAAACCCTATCTTCATTCCCGCTTTACGGGACTCCAGACATAGAGTTTTTGCTAGATTGCGAGCCTGATAGTAGTTTGTAACGAACGGCAAATCTGCCTGTTTTTCAAGAACGATGTTGTTGTCCTCGGACAAAAAGGTAGCTTCGTCTGTCGAACCCGATTCAGGCCAGATGACAGTATCCGCTTGATAGTTAGCATCTGGATTAATAAACTTCGCTACTACTTTGTTATATCGAGACTTTTTGCTTACGCCAGATATATCAATGCCGCCGATTATGTTGTCGGTGTTGAAGCTGAATGTACTTGCGTAGTCATCATCAATGATTAACTTATACTTTCCGTCTTGAAAGGGCATCATGCCCTGCATTGAGTTAAGTAACATTTTAACGTTATCGAACAGTGTTCTTCCTGTATCGACTAATCCATTACACTCAAACCGATCAATATTGACTCCTGATCCAGCATAAGTTTCATACTCTTCTTCGCAAGCAGTTGCCGCAGAGTTGAAGCTAGTGTCGTCAATCAATGCAGTATCCAAGCCCTTTCCATATCGAGTATTGGTCAGGTAGTCCCGTAAGCACAATGCTGGATTTTTTGAAAACCCTGTCGTGCTGGTTCTGGGATCAAAGACTTTGCGGCCATTAACGATAGCGGTAATCTGCGGAATGCGACTGAATGCATCTTGATTGAACGTCAATCGCAATCCTAAATAAGCTATACCTGATAGCGTATCTGTCGCAGACCACGAGGGAGCGTCTAGGAGCACCGCAGAGGCCGTCTGATTGTCTGTGCCTACCTTCCTATCCACTGACACATAAGGAGCGTATACAGAGCCTGTGAGAGCCGTGTCATCAATAAATATCTCACCTATGGACTCCACTTCGCCTTCGCATAGGACAATAGCGATATATAAGTAAGTGTTGTTGCTACCAGATGACTCTACAAATACTCTCGTACCGCCAACTCTTCGTGTTCCATAAATGACTGGTATTGGCTCAACATTGCTTTCTTTGTTGACCATCGAGCCACGAGCGAGATCATCCAGATCAGGCATCTCAAGGTCTGGTATATCCAAAGCCCAAGATATGACATCACCAAGCACATCTCCGACATAATCAAAAGCGTCTTTAGTCGCCTTAATAGGGTTGGTAAAAAACGACTTGAACCAGCTCATTAGCTTTTACCCCATTTGATATCTCTGATAGATTCAGCGGCAAATCGCATTCCTGTATCAGAAGAGAAAAAATATTGCTGGCTATTATTGTTAGTCAATCGTCCAGATTTCCGTTCAAAGTCAGACCAGTGAGATGATACTTTCAGAGAGATTGAGCTACTTGTCTCTCGGTCATTAAGACTGAATGAATCGATGATGCCTTCATACGTCTTAATGGCATCTCCAGTGACGGCTCCAGAAGCATCCAAAATGGCTAGATAAATTTGTACCTTTCGATTGATATAGGCTTGATTGAGCAAGATAGCTACGTACTGTTGATTTACGCCTGATAGCTCAATCGACATTGTGCCAACCCTAAGATCTTGGGTTTCTGACGATCCAGATATTTGCAATAAATGACCTGCTGGCAAATACGTTTCATCGTCATAACTGACAGCATAATCGGAGTCTGTAATGTAAAGGCTTTCTGAGAAATCGATTTGAAGTAAATGACACATCCTGAATGCACCGCTTTCTAAGACCGTTTGTGTTGCTGAGTCTACGGTGCGAGGCATTACAGCACCTCAATCATATCTAATTCAAATTCGTAATATTCGTTAGACGCAAGGCTGTACGCCTGTAAATCGTTATTCAACCTGCAAGTGAATGGAACGCTGTTGTATGTAATGACCTCGTTATCTGCGACATCGCTGACTAATGCTGGCTCGATACTTATATCTCCTGCCCCGCTACGATCAGCAGTGACCATGTAAACTTTGGTATGGTTCGCGAACTTAATGACATCACCCGCTTTGATATCACCTGTTATCCCGTCAATCGATACAGTGCCAGTACCTGCACCTGTTGCTCCGTTGACAAGCATTGTTCCGGTTGCAGAGCCTGTAGTAGAGCTGATGACCGGAGGAACGATAGTAAATGTCCCTTTCATGCCCTGCTGACTAATAACAAAAGCATACACAGGATTGAACTCGGCTCGGGTCATCGGATTGTATTTTGCTGTGAACGCCCACTTCTGACCACCGATTGCTCTAACTTGAACCTTGCCAGATATGGACTCAGACATGAGATTAGAATGCCTAGATTCAAGATTGATTGCTTGAAACTCTGGTGTAGTCGGATACGTACCTGACATTACGCTATAGCCCTTTTGCCTTGATCGTTCAACGCACTGTTAATCATACCAACAATCTGACCCCTGCGAGACTGTAATAACTGATCGAATCCTGACGCATCGACTGCTGTAATCTGGAATGTAACATTGGCCGTTTTATTGACTACCTGTTGAGCTGAACCTATTTTTTCATTTGGCGTAATTCTGCCGCCAGAACCCATAGTTAATACTTCTGGCCCACGCTCTCCCACCAAATAAGATTCGCCAGCTCTAACTTGACCACCCAACGCTCTACCTGCTAATGATTGCGTAGCATAGGACGCTCCTGCGGCGATGATAACTCCCGCCGCCGCCGCACCTAATGCTGGGCCAATGATCGGGATTGGCGCGAGTGATTTGTATGCGCTCATTGCCGCCGCATAAGAGTCTGAGATTATTTTTGCGGCGTTTTCTCTCTTTTCGATACTTAAAAGATTTGCACCTATTCGGAAAGCGGCTTTCTGTTTCTCTGTTTTGCCTTTCATCAATTTATCTTCAATAGCTAATAAAGCGTTCGAATAGTTTGCTGTGCGCTCAATATCTTTCTTTCTCATTTCCTCTTTGTGCTGTTCTTCCGCTTCACGCTCTAAATTTCTTAGTTTTCTTTGTTCGTCTGCCAAAATTCTCTTAGCTTCTTCGTGTTCTTCTTGAGCCTTAATTTCGTCTTCCAGATCTTTCCTGAATGTTTCTCCTCGTTCTCTCTGATCTTGTAACTCAGCATCACGAGCCTCATCCCTTGCCTTGGCTTCTTCGTCCACCATCTTCCTGAACGCCGCCATTTCTTTTATTCGCTCTTCTATTGCTCGTTTTCTTTCTCTAGCGGCTTCTCGCTCTCTTTGCAGTCTCTCTCTTTCAGCTTTTTCGCTATCTTTGATGGCTTGCTTTCTGTTGTCTTCGTCTATAAGTGCTTGTGCGGCGGCTTTTGCTCTCTCTCTGAGTCCTTCGTCTTGTATTTCTTCAGCACGTAACAACATCAACTCAGCGCGAGTTTTACCAATAGCGGCGGCTTGCTCTTCTAATCGCTTAACAAAATCGATTGTTGATTGCGATGTTGTATTCGTAGCCAGACCGAGGTCAGCCATTGTTTGCTCAAGTAATCTGGCTTTCTCTGCGTTCCCTTCTGCTTCCAAAGCTGTACGAGCGAAATCTAACGCTAATTGCAGGAACGCTGGATCACCTGCTGTAAGAGCAATTTCGCCTAACTTATCAGAGAACTCTGTTAATGCTTTTGCGTCAGAATTAGGGTCAACAGCTTTTACAAAACTTGCTCCTAGTTCACGTATTTGCTCAATGCTAATACCAAGTTCTTCAGACGCTCTTTTCATCACAGAAAGATTGGCCGCTGTATTTCCAGCTCCGTGATTTATGTTGTCCAGAGCTATCAATAAATCTCTGGAACCTTGTTCAGCATCTTTAAGCCCCTTGAATAAACCAGCTCCGCTTAATCCCAATTCTTCAAATTGTGTCCGTGCATTCTTGGCCGCTAATTCAGCGGCTTCCAGAGCTAATGCAATCTGTAACTTTGCGGCGTTTTCGCTTTTTTTAGCTAAATCGACTAATGATTCTGACAATCCATAAAAATCATCTGTAAGTGATAAAACTGAATCACCTACTGTTTTTGTGTTTTTCGCAAATTCCTTGATCGCATCTTCACCCAAACCAAACGCTTCAACGATGGTTTTTCCGACAACCAGACCAATAGCTAAGAGCGCACCAGCAACTGCCCCCTGTGGGCCAAAGACGGATAAAATTTGTGGCCCCTGTTGCGAAAAGATACGAACCGCATCAGTACCTGCCTCTGCTTGTACTGCAACGTCCTGAAATTGAACACCTAGTTGACCTGCGGTAGTGGATAGTGCAGATGTCGGCCCCTTGGTCATCCGCATATTGGAGCCAAGAGATTTGACTTTCTTGCTGGTTCTTTGAGCCTCTTCTCCGACCTTTTTTACTTGCTGTTCTGCCCCCTTCATTTGAGAGGTGTCAGCGAGGAATCTGGTTACGATATCCATGTAGGCTCCTGATCTTTGTACTTAGCCAGCGTCATCACAGCTTCTATCTCCCAAGGCTCTAAGACAGTCCCTGTGACATTGATGTAGCTTTCAAGTTCAGACCACGTATGCTCTCGTAGTGCTATGTAAACCTTCCAGCAATCATCATGTTGCCATGATAACTTAGGCGCGTTAATAAGTTCAGGTGGCGTGACTCCACGGCTCTTTTCAACTTGTTTGAGAGTTTCTAACCGACTGATTTTCGAGCCTTCGGGTTTGGCGTTGATCCAAAAACACCACCTCCCATACGTCACGAAACTGTCAATCAGTCTCCGGTAAAATTCTCTCTATTGATAACGAACGAGAATAATTGCGTAACTAACGTCGGTGAATTCTCACACAACCAAAGCGCATTCTCTTCGCTATATTCAAACTTCTCTTTACCCTTTTTGAGATTTTGCCAACCAGTGATACACGCCGCAATGATAGGATATAGATATTCGTGATCGAACAAATCTATCTCGTCTTCATCCTTATTTTTGCGTCTCTGTTTTTTCTGTGCATCTCTCCATGCTTTTGAGTCCACTCCCTGAATTATGATGACTCCATCATCAGGTTTTCCAGTTTGCGGATCATGAAGCTGACACTCTGCGCCAGCCTCATGTTGCTCAACTGTTGCCAGTCGATTTAAGTCCATAAAACCCCCTAGGTTTTATTGATTAAGGTTGTCTAGTAATTACGAGCTGTGACGCATCACTTGAGTTGTACAGTGCTACAAAATCCATCGATATAGTTACAGCACCTTCACCAGAGACATCTGGCTGTCCTGTGTTGTATTTGATATTAGGGATATCGATCACATAGTCCTTGCCAGCAACATCCGTCAGCGTACAAACGATCTCTGATGATGTTTCATTAATGAACTTTTCGTACAACGTCTTGCTATCAAAATATGTGGTCAGGGATCCTGTTACTCGTGACTTACCGATTGACGGGCGGTTTGTTGTTGCAGACCCTACAGAGAACAGCGGCTCTAAACCGTTCTCAACCGTAATGTCCAGACTAGTCACTGTGGCAATAGAACTGCCGCCCTCTGTGATCGAGCCCGTAAACGAGTCAAACGGAGTATTCCCCACATCAGCCGAATAGGTTGATGAACCAATTTCGGATGTTGCCAACGCTATATCTTTTCCGACGACACCAAAAGTTGCGGTGACCATAGCATTTGGAGCTATAGACAGACTAAATGTGTTGAACTCAACTCCGGTATATCGATGAAACTCAGGCGTGGTGAGATCAGCGAACTTACGCTCTAAAGTAAAAGACCTGCGTGTTGATCCTGATTTGAGGACATTGGTACTCCACGTACCGCACATGACCGCCTCAAGTATGTCGTCAAACGCTCCGTACTCCAGTTCCGCAGTTACGTCACCGCCGACTGTCTTGTTTCCATGTCTGAAATCTTCGACTTGCCGATCACCACGCAACTTCTCTGACTCAATGGCATCTTTACTAAGAGCCAAGCTGACCGCTGTGTGCGGGAATGGAGTCCAAGTTGGTGTTGAAGGAGTCGTCCCATAAGTACTCTCTGCGATGTAATGCAGTGAGTGTTGTGCGCCGTTTGCGATAGCCATTTTGCCTTACCTCGCGTCTGTATATGATTGAAAACTAACAGAAACAGGCACAAAGTGATACGCTCCTTCTGTTATCGCCTGTGCTACAGAAACTGATCGAACACGGACGTTAATACTATTATAAGTCATAACAGTACCGCGCTTGAAATGATCTGCCACAGAATCTGGCACTGACGAACGCCCCTGCCCTGCAGGGTACACAACATCTATCTGATAAATGCCGTTTGTTTCATCTTTACCATTAGCTCCCAAACCGACCTGCAAGGTTTCCTCTGGAATGAAGTTTGGAGATAAAAAGGTTGCCGTACCTGACGGCTCGTAACGGATGTTAGGCCAAGCAACATCGTAGCCGCCAGACAAAGAGTTAAGGCGATTATCGAGTGCGGCTTGTATGTCATTGAAATGTGTTGCCATCACTTGACCTTAATCTTGTTCATTATGTTGGCGAATCCATCGGCGTTGATTCGCAACATTCCTTGTGGAGCTTTTTTTGAGAAGCCATTGATTGTCTTCCCTTTGCCCTTTTTGGGTGGGTTTGGATATAGACCGAATTCCACTACTCGTGCATAAGGTAAATTATTGAAGAAATGAAACCTCTGACCCACCTTTAGCCTACTGAGAGCTTTATCAACTCTAGCCATTGACTTCTTGCCGCTAGGATCAGTCTGCTTGTTAGTTCTGACCCCTACTCTGCGATTACTGGCATACCAATTATTTTTCAATCGCCCAGTGTCAACTGGCGTTTGCTTGATAATTTTCTTGCAGGTTCTTTTCAATTGAGACCTGACTTCTCTGTTGACCCGCCGCATCAGCTCAGTAGTCGCGGCAACAGCATCTTCAGCTAGGAATACACTCATTTTCTCACCTGCAAATTACAAGCCATAATTGTATCGGCTGGCTGGAGATTAGAAATTGATATTATTCTGTAAGTTTCGTTTTCAATCGAAACCGTGTCTCCGATTTTATACGTGTGTCCTTGAGCAAGTAGCCTTCTATCTCCTTGCTCGATATTTTCATCCGCCAGCTCACTTTCATTGTAATCAAACACGCAAGCAAATTTTTTGTAAGTCGATGACGTAGTAGTTACCGTCCCTGTATTTGGAGAATACGTTCCATCTGTCGTTCGTGTGAACGTCAGCTCCCGCCCGAAACGCTGTAGGAGCTTTTCGGCACTACTTTCGAGGGCGGTATAATTGAAGCTCATACCCTGCCTACTTGTCCTGCTGGCCTAACGATACGATTCATTGCAAACGATAGGGATGGGGTGGATGTTCGGTTTTCGCTGTTTTCTGCGTACTCGACTTCGATCTCTCCCACACGTTCGCGCAAAGTCTTTCTCGTCTGGTTTTCAAGTTCGCTGTTACCATCGAGTTGGACTTTCGTTGCTTCGTACAAGGCATTTTTGACCTGCGTAGGTATCTCTGTAGCGTCGGCATAATAGCCATCAATAAGAGCTTCAGTACGAGGCCACTGAAGAAGTTGGTTTTCATTTGCTTTGTTTCCAATAAAGAACTGTCTCTCAAACCAATCCATCGCTCTATAGATCGCGTTTTCTATCTTGGTATCTGTTAAGTAATGGATACCTCGATCATCAGCCCACGATTTATAGTTTGCGACAGTAATGTATGAGTTAGCCCCAGATACAATCGATCCGTCTTCAATGACCAGAGCCATGCTTATGCCTCTCTATAACCGCCTGATTTGTAAGCATCAACCATCGATGGATGAACGTCAGCAGTGCGTCCGTCTTCGTGAACCATCTTTATGGTGCTCGGTGCTTTCGGAGCCGCTTTCTTGGCGGCTGGCTTTTTAGCAGTAGCCTTTTTAGTTTCTGCCATTTTAAGAATCCTCAGTAAAAACGGGGGCCGAAACCCCCGTTATGCTTTAGCCAAGCAGTGTAGCAATGAAGTCAGACTTCCAAGCTCTTACACCCCAAGTCGCCGCAACTTCGATCATTGTCTTGCGATAGCCCTTATAGACACGGACTTCAAAGACTAGACCTGATGTTGGGTCTTGAACTGTCAGAGCATCGTCTGCACTGTCACCACCTGAAGGTACTGCTGGAGCGCGAACCGCAAGCTCCAAAGCACGGCGATGGAACGCTACGTTCGCTGTGTAGTTGTTACCAACAGTGATCGCGTCGTTGTCAGCCTCTGCCGCTACCAGACCAGTTCCACCGATAGTGAACGAACCGCCAGACAACGCAGTGTTGACAACATACTTGTCAGACGTACCTGCGAAAGTAACGATGTCACCAGCAAGGATCGTACCTGAACCAGTGTCAGTATTGATCGTAGTGTCGCCAATAGCAGATGAAGCATCGTTCAACAGGTAGCCTGTACCAGTTCCCTTAGTGTGTGCTTGCACTTGGGCTGACTCGCGGATCGCCATGCCTTGCAGATCAAGCAATACACCCTGACGGAGCAAGTTGGTTCCACCAGCCTCGTTCGCCTTCTGGAGTTGAGCAAGCTGACGCAGGTTTGTTCCAGCGACAGTGTTCAGTACCAAAGATACCTGACCATCATTTGCTGGCATACCGTTGTCTACAAGAATCTGACGCACTTCTGCGACTTCATCAAAGTTGCTTCCAAACGGAGTAGTACCTGCTGTACCGAATGCACGAGAAGCGTTCTGATATGCGGCTTCTGCCAAATCTTCTTCCATCTCGTTAGTCAGTGTACGCATTGCTTGAGCAATCTGGTCACCGTAGACAGTCTCATATCCGATACCGTTATTCAGGTGCAGAATGTCTTCACCAGTGTACGGAATCTGTACCGCACGAGCATTCGTGATGCTCAATGTCTTGTTGTCAACCGTCTGATCTGTACCCTCTGGGGTAGTCATAGACTCTGTGACATCGACAGCAGTTGCGGCGCGAGTGAATGACGCACGAACTACGTCACCTTTAGCGGCTCGCTCTGAACCGTTAGCGTTAATTGTAGAAGCAGGGATAAAGCCTACCAGCTCTCGCCCTACAACATCAGCGGCTTTGTAGATATCTGCCGCGAGATCAGTTAATACGTTAGCCATGTGGCTTCTCCTTACGTGTCAAAAATTTTGCCGCCATCTCTTAGGAACTTCGCACGATCCGCTTGAAGCATTCCGTCAAACTCAGAACGACTCATTTCTCTAAAGCCCACATCAGCCCTGCCTTGTGAACGAGTGGCCCCGCCACCAGTTGCTTGGATTCCATCAACTAAAAACGGGA